CACCCGCACGGCTCTTACGAGACCGTGAATCACCCGTTAGTTGACGGGGCTCCAGCGGAAGTTCAGCTTGAGCTTTCCGCGAGCTACGCTTCGTGTAAATGAGTCGCGATCGAGGGGGATTGGATTCCCCACGATGTCGGTCTCGTTAGACCTACAAGTCGACCACTTACTAAGAGCTTGGTAGCCATCTAGAGGATCAGAATACTTAGAGCTTGTGAGCTTAGGCCCACGAACTTTGAGTTTCTGGAAGGTGGAATTCCAACCATGGAAATCACACCTACCTCTAAATGAAAACCAGCCACTTACGGCTGAAGTTGAATGTACATGGGGAACCACCCCAATAGCAGATTCTACTATATCACGTAGTTTCTGCGCCGTCTTCCAATAGCCTTTCTGGTAAAACAGATTGGCCGTTGAAATGGCACTTTCAACCTCTGTCGCGTCGCGTCTATCTACTGGCACCGGATGCCGTATGTATACAGGAGTTACATTTACTCCCATAAAAGCATCCATCCCACAGGACTCTCGGAAGAATCCAGAAGAGAAACTCTTCTTACGATTCACCTTAAGCCCTGCGGCCTCAAGTGCTTCATAAACAGCTTGGACCTCCTGTGACGGTACGATGATATCATCACCGTACACATACACGTCACGCGCAACGTTTTGTATGTTACGCGAGGAAGCATGGAGTTTTCTGTGCTTAAGAAGGGCCAAGACAACGATGCTATAGAACACCATAGCCTCGACCGGGAAGCACAAAGCACTACCTTGAGAAGCGAACTTCGATAAAGTAATAACTTTACCGGAGGGTAACTTCGCTCTTTCGCTGCGACATGCAAAAACAGCTCGACTTAAAGTCGAGTTGTATTGCATAATGCCATGGACAAGTGCGGGATCTACCCGATCACTTGCCTCTGACAAGTCTATAGTCGCATTGCTCCTGCTTATGGAGCTTTCGAAAGCAAGGTTGCGATTGATCTGCTGATTCGTGAAATTTATATGTCCACCGACGAGCTTATCGCTCTCGATGTAACGTACAAAACACGACATCAGAGCCTGCTGGTATTTTTGTTGCCAAACAGGTTCAATCGCTATTACTCTCGGCGTCTTCATCGTCTTCGGAACGAAGACGACTCTAACGGGGGGCTCATTCTTTCTAGGAATGGGCTCAAGCTCTTCCAATCGACTGGTGCCAGACAAACTGTCTGCAAATTCTCCATGATTGAAGAATTCGTACCAATCATTTGGAAATACCCGTTGAAGGCGTACCGTGGATCTTCTGTCGACGAACTTTTGATTACCAATTGTTCTATCTTCAGTAGAGCCAGGGCCGTGCCTCGGCAGTAGGGCAAGCTCATCGATGTCATCACTGACACGACCAAGCACCCTGCCAAGAAGAACGTTGCTAACATGACCGAAAAGGTGCATGTTGATGGCGTTCGAGACACGATTCCGAGATACTTCCCTCTCAGTCGCGATAAACTGCTCTTCAGCAGCTTGCTCGCGGCTAGGAGTGCACTTAAGCTTGATTTTGTTGAAGGAAAGGCAGATCTGCCTGACCGCGTCAACTGCATCAGGATTCGGTGCATCTTGTATATCTCCATACTTGTTGAACACGAGACCCGTCAAACCTTGCAAGAAAGCAGGGAGCGACGACCCTTTGTGAGCCTTACTAAAACCCACAAAGAGTTTGGGGTCAACCTTGCCTCGCTCTAGACATTGTTCAAATGCTTTTGCGAAGCCAGGAAGGGTAATCGTAAGAAACGATAGCCCTTCATGTTCGACACGGGACTGGATTGTCATCCAGTCTCGGTTTAAGGAGGTACGGCAAGTGACACTAGCATCAGCTAGCATCGACTGAAGGAGCGTCAGGCATTGCCTGACATCTAGACTTTTCATGTAACCTCCGATTAAGGGGTTTGCATTCTAGTCTAGAAGCTTGCTAACGAGTCGATCCTATCTACCCTTACGTGCCGGTGTATTATTAAGCGAAAATTGCTTCACTAATATACCAGCAAATGTCCGAATATCATCATACTGACAAGCGGCAAAAAGTCGCACGTAGTCTGATTTTACTCTGGACACGAACGTAGGTAAATCAAGGTTACTAAGGGCCTTTACTTGTGCAGAGCTCTTGAGATAACGACGGACAAGTCCGTCAATATCGTGAGAGACTCCACCACTTGGAAAGTTAAAATCAAAAGCACTCTGATAATCATCAGCCATGCTAGCGATTAGACCCATAGTTTCCCAGAGGGTAGATTGAGAATCTAAACCCAAGCTCTCAAATGCCAATGAAGAACGAAGAAAAGCCTTGAGAATGTCCAGTCCATTCGGACTCAACATCTCTAGCTCCTTCGCCGTCAAAAGCATCATGGCTTCAGCCTCATCATTCCACATAGGTAAAACCCATGCGGAAGCCACTGCAAAAGTGGATACTATAACACCGTCCTTACTCAATTGGTAAGGAACGTGGTTACAGATAATTGGTTGTGAAGTCATGTAGAGCTCTCCTATATAGGAAGTAGACAGTGATGTCTACGGGTTAAGATTCAAGTCCCAGCACCTTTGTGATATTGGCACCTGAAGATGCCGTCAAATAGGTGAGAATTCCGACAGCGTCATTCAATAACTCGGTATCGGTGAAAACACCGTTACTTGGATTATCGATGACAATGTAAGTAGCCGCCTGAACTTCGATATTAGTCGAAGGTACGAGCGGGTCCGCGACCGTCTTATAATGGTCAAACCTGACCAAATGACGTTCGCGTTTACCCTTAGTATCATGGGAAACGGTAAGCTTATAGCTTCCGTCAACCTTCTGATACTCGGATTTCAACCCCTGTCTGCTTATCGCAGGCAAGGACTGGGCCACAGCGTTAACAGTAACGCTTTGGGGATCTGCAAGCATTCTAGTCTCCTTTACATACTTGGTTGTGGTCTAACATCATGACCTTGAAATGTTCGCAACGCTCAAACATGAAGTATCAAAACTTCTGAGCGTGAAGCGCAGCGAGGATGCTAAATTGTTTGGCGTTTAATGAAGCGCCAAACGAGAGACCGTACGGGTGGCCTATCCGTCTGCTCTTACTCCGGAAAATATGCCGGGCAGAGCACGTGAAATAGCCATCCGTGCCATACCACTCGTACTCGCGTGATGTTGTCATCATCGTGTACCAGTAATTGGACACTAGACGATCAGCTACCTGTTCGGACATGTTATTTAAGACATCTCCGACATTAGTAAACCAGTCGACTAGCCAAGTCCATGGTATGGCTGCCCAGACTCGAGCGGGTGATGGATTCATCCCGAAATCCCTGAGTTTTAATTCAAGGATCTTGTCTGGAAGTCTGATATCGTCGATATAGAATATAAATTCTCCTGAAGCCCATACCTTTTGGTAGACCTTCTTTCGAACTTGTATTCTCCATTTCGCAGTTAACTGCGGTTTGGCAAATAGGACAGCCGTATTCTCGGTTATACCGATGTTAGGCTGATCATATATGATACCGGCAGATATCGGACCATCGTAGAGATTGACAGACCTTCTGACGGGTTTACCGTTATTACGTCTCCAATAATCGAGACGTCTTTCGAAATTCTGGAGTTCATGAATGAACCCTAGAATATCAGTCAGAAGAGGCTTCCAACCGAACTGGAGAGCTAGATAGTGATCTGCAATGTCCTTTATGCCCCTGATCGCTTTAAAATTAAAGTGAAAAAGGTCACGGAGTTCAGCGAAGAACACAAATAGATCCAGTTTTGGTCGGTCAGGACGTAAACGTCCATAAGCCTTAGCCTGCCAAGGGGAATGGTCGTAATCCGAAGGCCAAGGGAAAGTACTATCTCTGGCGCTAAATCCTTCGTCATTGACGTCGACTAGCACCACAGATAACCCTAGCTTATTACGGGTATTACCAATCCAAGGAGTATCCTGGCCATTGCCTTCATCTGTAAACTCCCAATGGGAGTGTAGGATGTTGCATTCGCCACCGTCATCTACATAGGATTTATCCTTGAAGAAACGGAATTTAGGATTCCTTACTGTATCAGAACAATAGTCCTGGCACAGTCTTTGATTCCTTGTCACAAGCTTGACAGGAGCATTCTCAGCGAGGGTAAACGGGTCTCGGGTTTGGGTGTAATGGTATTGAACACGTGAATACCACTGTTCAACACGCTTACGCTTAATCCGAGGCTGCTGTGGCCCCCACAGAGGTGTCTTGTCAGATGATGACACGGAGTTCTCCTTCTCTACTACATCGTCTCTCAGAGCTAGAAGCACTTACGTACTTCGGGGACCCGAAAGGG